ATCGCTATGCTCAGAAAAGTTAAACTTTATGGAGAACTAGCTGACTTTGTAGGTCATAAACAATTAGATGCTGTAATAAATTCTACTGCTGAGGCTATACGTTTTCTTGTTACCAATTTTCCAAAATTAGAAGCACATATGGCAGATAAACATTATAAAGTTCTTGTTGATAATTATGATATTGATGAAACCGAATTAAATAATCCTATAGGACAATCTGATATTAGTATTGTTCCTGTAATTGCTGGTGCAGGTGGTGGTCTAGGTAAAGCTCTTTTAGGCGTTGCTTTAATTGGATTAGCTTTTGCTGTACCTGGTTCTATTGCATTTACAAAAGCAGGTATAACAGGTGGCGCTTTATCTAAGGGACTATTTGGTGTGGGTGCAGCGTTAACACTAAGCGGTGTTTCTGAAATGCTATTTCCATTACCAGGTATCCCTGAATTTGCAAACGAAGAAGATCCTAGAATATCATTTAGTTTTTCTGGTGTTCAAAATACTAGCCGTGCAGGAACTAGCCATCCTATTGTCTATGGTGAAATAATTACAGGATCAGTTGTTATTTCTGCTGGTATTGACACTAATCAGGTAACAGCATGACTAAAAAAATTATTAGAGGATCTGGTGGTCCTCCTTCTACACCACCATCACCAACAAGAGCACCTGACACTTTAAACAGTAGGCAGTTTGCAACGATCCAAGATTTACTGTCTGAAGGAGAAATAGAGGGTTTTGCTACACCATCAAAAGCAGGTCTTACAAAAGGAACTACGGCTTATAACAATGCAGCATTGAAAGATATATTTTTAAACGATACCCCTATACTTCAATCAGATGCTAATAATTCAAACCCAGAAACAGAAAAATTTAATTTTCAAAATGTAAACTTTACACCTCGTTTTGGTACAGGAAACCAAGATCATATTCCTGGGATACAACAATCACAAAGTCCTTTAGCTGGTTTTGGTCCTGTCTTGTGTTCTAAAAGTGGTGGTGGTGTTACTAGAGAACTCCCTACAGGTAAAGATGCTGTAAAAATAACAGTTACTTTTGCACAAATACAAAAAGCAACAGATGAGGGAGATTTATTAGGTTCAACTGTACAAATAAAAGTTTCTTTAAAAGTAAATAATCAAACGGATCATCAGGAAGAATTTACAGATACAATAACTGGTAGAACTGCAGACGCTTATTCCAAAGATTATAGAGTTGAATTACCACCTAATTATACTTTTGCTTCTATAAAAATAGAAAGAGTTACAGATGACCAACAACCTGGAGGTCAAATTGTAGATGCTTTTAATGTAAGTGCTCTTCAATTACTAATTGATGATAAACAACAATATTTAAATAGTGCATATACAAGTTTAAGAATAGACTCTGAACAATTTAGTTCTATACCAAAAAGAGCTTTTCGTATTCGTGGTGTAAAAGTAAGAATACCAGGCGCAGGAGCATCCAACTCTGGTACACCTACTGTTGATTTACAAACAGGAAGAATTATTTATCCAAGTGGCTACATATTTAATGGAACAATGGGTGCTGCTGTTTGGTGTTCATGTCCAGCAATGATATTACTTGATTTACTTGTAACAAAAAGATATGGCTTTGGTACGCAAATTTCACCTGACCAATCAACTGATGCTAAAACTTATGAAAACTTAGATTTATTTAGCTTTGTTGCAGCTAGTAGATATGCAAATGAAGAAGTATCAGATGGTTTTGGAGGACTAGAAGCAAGATTTAGCTGCAATGTAAATTTACAAGGATCTATGGAGGCATTTCAGCTTATAAATGAATTAGCTGGTGTTATGAGATGTTTTCCTATATGGTCTGAAGGTTCTATTACTCTTGCAAGAGATGAGCCTACCGATCCAAGCTATTTATTTAGTTTGGCAAATGTAGGTGAAGGTGGGTTCTCATATTCTGGTAGCAGTTTAAAACAACGACATTCAATAATTTCTGTAAGCTATTTTAATATGGATAGTAAAGAAATAGATTATGAAGTGGTTGGAGATAATGTAAGTGGATCTGATGCTTTACAGGAAGATATTGATAGACAAGCCAAGTTAGGAATTGTGAAAAAAGATATAAAAGCTTTTGCTTGTACATCTAGAGGTCAAGCACGAAGATTGGGAAAGGCTGTATTACTAAGTGAGGAACAGGAAACTGAGGTGGTTAGTTTTACAACATCAATAGATGCAGGTGCAATCGTAAGACCAGGATCTGTGATTTCTGTAAATGACCCTGTTCGTAGTGTAGAGAGAAGAGCAGGGAGAATAAAAAGTGCTACAACTACTCAAATAACGGTAGATAATGATATAGATTTAGATACCTATTCTGGTAATGATAAAAAGTGCAGCGTCATATTACCTAACGGATCAGTAGAAACTAAAGATGTAACGTCAGTAAATAGTGGTGTAATTACTTTAGATTCTGCGTTGTCTGCTACACCAAATGCAAATTCTGTATGGCTTTTACAAAGTTCAGATTTAGTATCTCAAACATTTAGAGTAATTACAGTAGAAGAACAAGATGGTATTAATTATGCAATTACAGCACTTAAATATAACTATGATTATGTTACAGGTGAAAGTCCAAAATATTCTGCTATTGATTCAATGCAGGGTATTACCTTGCCAGATAGAACTATATCATTATTAAATCAACCTAGAAACCCACCTGGAAACTTACAGGCATCGGAAAGAATAGTTGTTATAAATGCTCTTGCTGTATCAAAATTAATTTTATCTTGGGTATCAGAAACAGGTGTAAGTCAATATCTTGTTCAGTATAGATTTAATAATACAAACTGGGTAAGTGAAATTGTATTTAGGCCAGACTTTGAAATATTTAATACTGAAGCTGGCACTTATGAATTTAAGGTTTATTCGTATAATGCTGCACTTGTATTATCGTCTACATCCTCTGATCTTACCTTTGCTGCTGTGGGTAAAACAACACCACCTGGCAATGTACAGAACTTATCAATGGAACCGATTACTAATAAATTAGTAAGACTTAGGTGGACAAAAGCTGTAGATCCTGATGTTTTACATGGTGGTCGTGTTTATGTAAGACATAGCAACTTAACAGATGGCACTGGTACATTCCAAAACTCCGTTGATCTTGTTACTGCTTTAGCAGGTAATACCACAGATGTTATTGTTCCATCTTTAGAAGGAGAGTATATTCTTAAGTTTCAAGATGACCAGGGAAACTTTAGTGTAGGAGAATCAAGTATTATTATGGATCTTCCTGATCTTATTGATACTCAAGTAATATTACAAGATCGAGAAGATTTAGACACACCACCATTTCAAGGTGCAGATACTAATACAACATTTAATACCACAACAAGTGCTTTACAATTAACAAATCCAGCGACAAATGCAACTGGTGAATACGCTTTTAAGGATATTCTAGATTTAGGTGCTGTATTTTCTCTTGATTTAAAAAGAGTTATTCGTTCTGTTGGTTTTGTTATAGGTTCTGATATTGAAACAATTATACCTGCTGGATCTTTTTGGGATGATTATGCTACTGATGGTAATTTTGATGGTCAAGCAGCAGATGAGGCAAACTGTCAAATATTAGTAGCATCAACGTTATCCGCACCTAGCGGTACAAATTATGTTGATTCAGATTTTAATGGTAAAACTTTTAACAATTTTGCAAACGGCACTTTTAAAGGTCGAGGATTTAAATTTAAATTACTTTTAGAGACAACTAATGTTTCACAAAATATGAACGTGCAGCAAGCAGGTTATACAGCAGAGTTTCAATCAAGAACAGAACAAAATTATAAAACAGGAGGTACTGTATCAACATTGCCACAAAATTCTGGAACTAATGCCTCTGGTTTAGATGTAACATTTGCAACTCCATTTTTTGTGGGAACATCTGCTTTAGGAGGCTTGAATGAATTTAAGCCATCTGTCGGTATTACAATAATGGGTGCTGCTGCTGGAGAGTACTTTGTAATCAAAACAGATACAAACGGTGATTTTCTTAACGCTGCTGGAAATGTTGTAACTGGTACAGGATTTAATATAAAAATATTAGACAGTAGTAACAATCCAGTAAATAAAAAATTTACATTTCAAGCTGTCGGTTATGGTAAAGGGGTGTAATATGGAGGAAAGTATTTTTTAAATGAGCCAAGTATCGGACTATATTATTGCCAATGCCTCGGGCGCCAGCGTGAGAAGTGACATTAATCTTGTATTAGATGCTATAAAAACTCTCAATAGTGGAGGTTCTGATCCTTCAAATACAGAGGCATTTATGCCATATGTTGATACAGCAGATAATAATAATTTAAAAATAAGAAATTCACAAAATAATGGATTTACAACTATTGGTCCAGTTAATGAGGCAAATCTAGGTTTATTGCCAAGGTCTGGTGGCACGATGACAGGTCAATTATTAGGAGATGACGGATCAGGTGTTAATGCACCAGCATATGCTTTTGATAATGATGCAGATACAGGAATGTTTCGCAATTCTGCAAATACTCTTGGTTTTTCAACAGCAGGAGTTGAAAGAGCGATTGTTGATGCTAATGGTTTAACACTTAGAAGCAGAGGTGATTTAAGATTAGGAGATGACAATAGTAGTCATTATATAGGAATACAAGCTCCTGCAACAGTAACAAGTAGTCAGCAAGTGACTTTTACCGCACCAGTAGATGGCACTAATGGTCAGGTACTACAAACGAATGGATCGGGAGTGTTATCATTTGCGACTTTTGGTAGCGTACCTGCTGGTTCTGTATTTTGTTTTGCAGCACAAAGTCCACCAACAGGATACTTAGAATGTGATGGGCAAGTATTAGCAAGAAGTGGTACATATGCAAATTTGTTTGCTGCAATAGGAACAGCTTTTAATACTGGAGGAGAATCTTCTTCACAATTTAGACTTCCTGATTTAAGGGGTGAATTTGTAAGAGGATATGACCATGGTAGGGGTGTAGATAGTGGTAGAAACGTTGCTCATAATGTCCAAGGTGCACAATTTGGTCAGCACAACCATAGTTTTTCTGCTACCGCCTCAGGTTCAGGAACTACATCTACAAAGTCTTTAACTGGTACAGCATTTCAAATATCTGAAACTTTTTCAGCAGCACCTTCACCAACTGGTGTTTTTTCTAAGGGAGCAAATCAAAATGGTCAGTTAACACCAGGAAATCCTGATACTTCTGGTACTGGTACTCTTCAAATTGACGCATCACACAATCACACTATTACTATTTCTAATATCAATGTAAGTGGTAATACTGGAAACCAAGGTGGTACTGGTAACAGTTCTGAAACAAGACCACGTAATATAGCATTAATGTACATAATAAAATTTTAATTATGGCAATCGAACCTGGGATATATAATTTTACGCTTCAAAGAAGGTCGGATCATACAATTCCGCTTATTTTTAAGGACTCTAATAATAATGCTATAAATCTCACTGGATTTACTGTAGCTGCACAGGTTTGGGAAGAGACTCGCACTACAAAATATGCTGATTTTTCTGTCACTTATACTGATAGATCGGCTGGATCTGTAAGTATTACTCTTACTGATACCCAAACTGCTACATTTACTCCTGATCTTTTA